CTCCACCAGAGACATCGTCGCCTCTGTCGTGGACACGGCGGAGCAGCAGAGCGACGCCGGCACGGAATCGGCTGGCTACGCGGAGCCTGCCGACGCCACGGAATCCACCATCGAGAGCGACACGGCGCAAACCGAACCGACGAAAGCGGAACTCTCTGCGGCTGCGAAGTTCCTACAGAAGCTCGGGCACTCGGAAATGAACAAGCGCGGCGGGAATACCTACCTGCCGTATCGCACCGTCGAGAAGATGCTCGAAAAGTACGCCGACGAGCATTCCACCTCGTGGACGTCGGAGCGCTCGACGCTGGAAACGCAGGCCAAAACCCTGCAGGGCCATCTCGAACAGTTGCGCGCCGCCGTGGCGGGAGAGCCCGAAGCCTTCCTCCGTGAACTGGCAGGGCTCGATACGCGTTACGCCCGCTTTCTGCAGGCGCAGGCCCAACCCGAAGTCACCGCGCCGAAAATGCCGGACCCCGATCTCCCGCTGCAGGACGGCTCACGCACCTACAGCGTGGAAGGCATCCAGAAGTTGATCGACTGGGCCGTAGAGGCGCGGATGGCCCCCAAGGTGGACGAGCGGTTAAAGCCGCTCCTGGAGGCGCGCAAGGCGGACGAGGCCCGCGCGCAGCAGGACGCGTTTGACCGCACGCAGCGTGAGCGGTTTCAGCAGCAGATGAGCGAGGCGCAGGCGTGGCCCCATTTCGGCAAAATCGCTGAGGATGGCTCGCTGACGGAATTCCAGTCTGCCGTGCTCAAGGAACTCCAGGCCGACAGCGAGAAGGCGAGCGCGGAGGGCCGGCGTCCCTCCCTGACCCTGGAGGGGGCGTACATCAAAGCGGTCTCCAAGCGCATCACCGAAGATGACACCACCCGCCGACAGCGGTTGATGAAGGAGATCGCGAGCGCCCCAACATCGACGGCCACCGGCACGGCGCCCGTGGACAGCCCGCGCGCGAAGGGTCAGGTGAATACGCGGGACATCGTTGCGCGGGTCGTCGCCCAGGCGGAGAAAAACGGCTAGCACGAATAGATTGGGCTTGACAAGCGCCATTTTATTGGCGCACACTCATCCATACGGGTAGGTGGCTCCGTGAACGCCACCACATCCTGTAGCGTCGTCGGTCTCACCTACGGGCCTGCACCGTCAGAGCAGGGTTTTCGGCCACCTGAGTCGTCAAGTCAGGGCGCGGACAACCCATCCACCTCTGAACGAAAGGCAGGCTCATGGCTGTTCCATTCACGCAACTCGTCGCCAGCACCTACGATGCTGTCGTTAACGAGAAAAACAAGGCGGCTGACCAGTGGTCGGACAGTTCCGCCCTGAACTACCTCGAAAAAATGGGCGGCGTCAAGCGCGTGACGCCCGGCGCCACGCTGCAGATGACGCTCGATTACCGCGTCAACTCGGCGGCGGACTTCCTCGCGGCTGATACCACCGCCACCTCCACGTCGAAGACGGACGTCCTCACCGCGACTGGTCCCTCGTGGGCGACGCTTGTCGTGCCGACCAACTGGTCATTCACGGACGAAGCGCTGAACAACGGCGACGCGAAGATCGATCTGCTCGATTCGCTCGCCAACAACGCGATCGCCACGCACGACTACACGATCGAAACGGCGATGTTCGCGGCCACGGGCGGCACCGACGGCTTCGCGACCTTCCAGGATCTCTTCACGGAAGACGGCACCGGCACGGTGCAGGGCATCGTGGCGGGCACCGAGACGTGGTGGAAGAACCAGTTCAAGGACTGGGGCACCGACACGGGCGCAACCCTGCTCGCCGACTACAACACGCTCTATTTCGCGTGTTCGAAGGGATCGAGCGGGCGGCAGCCGAACATCATCATCGGCTATCCGGCCCTCTACGGCTCGTTCATCGCGGCCCTCACGCCCCAGCAGCGCTTCATGTCGGCGCAGAGCGCGACCTCGGGCTTCGAAGAGGTCAAGCTCATTAACGCGAGGTACATCTTCAGCGCGGCGATCAACGCGTCCACGGAGTCCGCGTACATGTTCAACACCAACGACACGGCGCTCTTCGTCGCGAAGACGGCGTGGCGGAAGCGGCGTCCCGCTCTGGATTTCGCGAGCGCGGCGATGGTCAACATGAAGATTTACTCGGTCCTGCAGCTGGCAACGCGCAATCGGTCGCGCGGCGGCGTGCTGTTCTCGTAGGGGGAGGCTGTCATGGCTACGTATTACTGCGTTGACGCGCGGCCGGCGGCGGGCATCCCCGGCGAGGTCCACACGTCGAAACTCAACGATCTCGGCGCGGTGCGCGAGTTCGCCGTGGATGGCGTGGTGAACTCGTTCATCTACCTGCAGGGTGTGGCCTCTACGGTGACGGGGAACTGGGTCGCGTTCGACCCTGGCACCTACACCACGTCACTGCTCGCGACCACGTCGAAGGGCCAGTGCGCCATCGCGATGGGCGCGGTGGTTGCGAGCAACTACGGCTGGTACGGCTACATCGGGTCGTTCGCCGCGTTCAATCTCTCGGCGACGACGTCGAACACGCCGCTCTTTGCCTCGGGCACGGCGGGCGCGGGCACGTTGGCGGTGACGAAGAACGCGCAGATCAAGAAGGCGGTCGTGCGCGGCGCGCCTCCCACGGCGACGGGCGGCGGCACGCAGACCTGCACGATCGATCGGCCGTTCATCGGTTCGTACGACGAGTCGGTCTAGAAATGGGGCGGCGGTGTCACTGGTGGCACCGCCGCCTTCGTTCGATCTCGTGGTGGCTCTTTCGGCGCGAGACGTTTGACACAGCGCGGTCGAGGCGGCAAGCGTGGGACGAGTGGACGCAGTTCTGGTGTGCGTGCGTCTGGATGTGCGAATGCGGCAACGCTCAGCGCGTGCGGATTCGACGGCAACTCTGCGATGACGTCATGGAAGAAAGGATTCTCGTCTGGGAACGACGAATAAATCCGTAATCTTCACGGGATATCGCCATACCGTCGAATCGCCGCGCACGCACTTTCGCGACGCGGAACTCTGGTGTCAATCCACCTGCATTCGCAATTGGGACTGGTCTCTCTACGACTGGTCACGGTGGTTCGACATTCACACGGTCGGCCCTCAGGCGCACTATCCCGGCATCAAGATTCAACGACCCGACGTCTTCTGGTGGTACGCGCGGCAGGGGAACGAGCGGCCGATCTACCTGGCTGAGACGCATCCCGAGATCATGGGCAGCGTGGCGTATCCGCGAGCGCAGATGGAGGCGGAGTTTGGCAAAGGGCGGTTCGGGTGCCAGTTGGATTACATGGCTGCGCTGGCGCTCTCCGAGGGGTTTACGCGCTGGATTCTCTATGGGGTTGGGCAGCCGTATGTTTCGCATCCTGACAGCTCCAAGGCGGCGAAATGGCTCCACGCCCATCGGTCCTTCCTCTGGTGGATGCGACTCGCGCGGCAGCGTGGCGTCGAGATCGTCTTCGACGGTCCCAACATGTTCACGCCGGAACTCTTCGGCAACGAACCAATCCGCGAAGAGCCGATGAGCGGGGCCTACGGGTACGACATGGAAAGCGACTTCGAGCATTACAGCCGCGTGCGCGATGAGGGTTTCGCGCTGACAACGTAGGAGGGATATGGCGACTCAGGCAACACAGACCGTGATCGATGCGGATGCGCTGGTCAAGGCGCTGGTCGATCTCAAGCCCAAACCGGAACTGACGGAAGGCTCACCGGAATACATCGCGCGACTGAAGGCCGAGGGATTCCACGACGACTTTTTCGGCAAGACGGTCTACCAGAACGCCTACGAAGCGCAGGCGCGCGGCCTGCCCGAAGAGGTGCGGCGGCGCGCGAGCCAGTTGGTGGCTGGGAAGTACCTGAAGGGGCGCGTCGTGGTGGATGTGCAGCACAACGGCGACGTCATCCGGCTGTCCTATCCGGTGAAGGGTGACGCCATGATGCAGAACCAGGCGATCTGGAAAGACTTCTCCGATCTGGTGAATCAGCTGTGGGCGGAGATGCATCCGGCGGCGTAGTTCCACGCGATAACTGACCCTTCGGTTCCCTTGGGTGATAGGGCCACGCGGTTCCCCGCGCTGGCCCTTTTTTGTTGCAGGACGGCATGCACGACGAGCAGAACGATCCCTGGAAAGTCTGGCGAGGACGGATCGAGGCGTCACGGACACGCCGCGATGATCGTGTGCCGGACTGGCAGGCGAACGTCGAGCGTCGCATCGGCTACGCGCGCAGCGATTCCACCACCGTCGATCACCTCACCGTCACCGACGCGGCCGTCTCGGTCAATCAGGACTGGCCGCTGACGAAGGCCAAGATCGCACAGCTCTACTCGCAGACGCCGGAAGTGCGCTTGTCGCCGCGATTGCCTGAACTGCAGCAAGTGGTGCCCATCTTCGCGCGGGAACTGAACGACACGATCGAAGACGCAGCGCTCGGGCAGACGTTGGAAGAAGTGCTCGTAGACGTGATCAACGCCTCGGGGATCGGGGGGGCGCTCGTCTACTACGAATCCCGCACGGAGCCTCGAGAAGTGCCGATGGTCGATCCCGCGATCGTGCCACCGGGCACGCCGGACGCGATCCCAACCACGGTTGTGAATGCGGTGGTGGACGTGCGGCACTGCGTGGATCGCATCTCGCCCACGGATCTGCTGGTGCCCTCCGATTTCACCGGCAGCAACTACGACAAGGCGCGCTGGCTCGGGGCCGACGGGCGCATGACGTGGACGCAGGCGCTCCGAGAATTCGCCGCGTCTGACACCAATCGCGGCCTCTCAGAAGCGGATAAAGAACAGGCGCTCGGCAGAGACAAGCGCGCGGGGAGTCAGTCGCGCAGCCTGAGCACGGACTCGGGGCAGTTCAAAGATACCGACGTCGTCAACTACACGCAGCTGTTCTACTGGCGCCACTACTACCACCCGGACGAGACCAGCTTTTCGGCGCTGCAACGGTTGGTGTTTGTCGATGGCATCGATGAACCCGTCGTGAACGAGCCGTACAAGGGCCAGCAGCGCGGGCCGGACGGCACGATGCGCGGCGTCATCAAGAACCCGATCCGCGTCCTGACCCTGACTTACGTCAGTGACGACTGCCTGCCACCGTCGGACTCCTCGATTAGCCGTTTCGGTGTCAACGAACTGGAAGCCTCGCGCGATGCGATGGTGCAGCAGCGGAAGCACTCGATCCCGTTCCGCTGGGGTGACACCAACCGGATCAGCCCGAACACGCGCGCCAAGATCGATCAGGGCACGTTCCAGGGGTTCATCTGGACGAATGGCCCCGGCGATCGGGCGGTGGGTGAAGTGGCGCGAGCCTCGTTCCCCACGGAGCGCTACGAATTCGACCGCGTCATCAAAGGCGAACTCACGGAACAGTGGCAGGTCGGGACCAACCAGAATGGCGCGTTCGCGACGGGTGAGCGCTCCGCATCGGAAGCCAAGATCGTTCAGCAGAACTTCCAGACGCGTGTCGGGCAGGAGCGCGACAAGGTCATGCGGTTCTTTTTGGGAATCGCGGAAGTGCTCGCCGGCCATCTCGCGCTCTACGGGACGTTCGATCTCCCCGATCAGGTCGGCGTGGCGCGAGAAGCGCTGGCGACCGGCTTTTCCTATTCGGTGCGCGCGGATTCCACCGTGCGGAAGGATGCGCAACAGCGCATCGATCAACTGAAAGAGTTTTTCAACCTCACTTTCCAGACCGGCTACATCAACCCCAAGCCGATCGTGCAGGAGTGGGCGGAACTCATGGCGCTACCTGATGACGTCGTGATCGACCCGACGCCGAAACCGCCGGACCCGGTCAAGGTGAGCGTGAGCAACGCCGTGGACCTGCGCGATCCGATGTTCCTGTCGCTGCTGATGCGGACGCACCAAGCGCCGACGCCGGAGGAGTTGGCGGCGGCGATGAAGCTGGAAGCCTCCGTGCGGATGGCGGCGCCGCCTCCGGTTTCA